TTTAAAAAGGATTTGAAGCTTGCCAAAAAGCAAAATAAAAATCTTGATAAGCTGTTTGAGGTAATCGATATTCTGGCGAATGGCGGTACGCTGGAAGCAAAATACAGAGATCATGATCTTACAGGCAACTATAAAGGCACGCGTGAATGTCACATCGAACCAGACTGGCTACTTATTTATGAAATTCGTGGAGAAGTTCTTGTTTTGATGCTTTATCGCCTTGGTTCACATTCTGAGCTGTTTAAGAAATAATCCCAAAATCGGAATTTATAAGGAACTGATAATATGAAAGGATTTGAGCGAAAAAATCAATTATTTTCCCTTTGCGGATTGAATTGTGGGTTATGCCCTATGTTTTTAGGAAAGCACTGTGGCGGTTGCGGGAATGGTAATCAATCGTGCGGAATTGCTAAGTGTAGCCTTGAACATGGTAAAATTGAATATTGTTATGAATGTGAAAGTTATCCATGTGAAAAATATCGGTATATTGATAAATATGATTCTTTTATAACTCATAAACGCCAAAAAGCAGACTTGAAAATGATACAGGACATTGGTGTTGAACAGTATAATCTTCAACAACGGGAAAAAATGCAAATTCTTTCTCATTTACTTGCTAACTATAATGACGGTCGCAGAAAAAATTTCTTCTGTGTAGCAGTCAATTTATTAGAGCTTTCAGAATTACAAGAAGCTATGAAACAAATACAACAAAATGATGAATTGTCTGTCTTGTCCGTCAAAGAACAATGTTCATATATAGTTGATATACTTCAAAAAATTGCTGATAGAAGAAATATAGAGCTAAAACTTGTTAAAAAGTAGTTTGTAAATTCTTTAGGATAGAATCGCTGATGGTGTAAACGAAAAAGCAGATTTGAATTCTCAATGATCTGCCCTTTCGTTTGCACCATTTGCGATTTGTCCGAAGTGAACAAAGTAAGCGTCCGTTCAGGTAATGCCTATGGATTTTCAATGTTTTACTTTCTTACTGTAAAAATATATACCCGCATCGTTCATTTTGGCATGAAAACTCTGTTTTGTGTATTATGGCATGACAATAAAGCCTCAGAGACTGAGACAAAAACAGCATATATACTAAAAAAGTTTTTAACATCTTAAAGGGATCCGTAACTGGGGCTTTCCAAGCTTTCCGCCACATTTAGAACACACGTATATCTTTATTCCGTAGAGATGTTCTAATAATTCGGACATATTCATACTTTTCAGTTTTGAAAGATACTTTTTACCTCCCAGCAGGTTACGGCAAAGTGCCAGTTTCTTATTTTTATTTCTGGAACATAACAGACCGTAATGCCGTATCCTTACAAAACGGGATGGCGGAACATGCATTAAAAAGCGGCGGATAAATTCTATTCCTGAAAGAGTAAGTTCTTTCCATTTACCTTCATGACGGTAATCTTTAACAGAAAAAGTGACGGAAGTTTCATCCATATGTATGATCCGGTAGTTACTGATAGAGATTCTGTGTGTATATTTTCCCAGATAGTTGATTACGGATTGTGCACCCTTAAAAGTTTTTTTGCAGTAAGAGATCCATTCTGTAGAATAGCAGGTATCCAGAAGTTCCTTAAATACATAACGATTTCGATATTTTTCAGAGGTTCCATAGAAATTCAGCTTGTCTTTTTCCCAAAGCGATTTCAACTCTTCCAGATATTTTCCACGAAAAACTTTTGAAACAACATAAACTGGCAGAAAGAATTCTGTGCCATTGTCTTTCCAACGGTTTTCATTAGAAAGACCACCACCAAGCAGGATCGTGTGGATATGCGGATGAAAGTTCATTTCAGATCCCCAGGTATGAAGGATACAGATATAACCTGTCGATGCACCAAGATATTTCGGGTCAGCGGTCAGGTCATTTATGGTTGCAGAAGCAGCGTGATAAAGAACATCGTAAAGTAGTTTCTGGTTACTGTATATAACGGGATTTAAAATATCAGGAACTGTAAATACCATATGGAAGTAAGGTGCATCAAGAACATCTTCCCTTCTGGCATCCATCCATTTTTCTTTTGGAACTGCCTGACACATCGGACAACATCGGTTACGACAGGAATTATAGTGGATATGAACGTTTCCGCAATCTTCACAGATACTGATATTTGCACCATAAGCCCCTGTTTTACAGTTCATGATATTTCTTGCAGCTTTCGACTGAATTGCAGAAGGCGAATACTGTTCCAGATATCCAGGATAAAATTTGCGGAAAATTTCCTGAACTGTAGGGCTACTCATCAGCTTTACCCTCATCATTATCAAATGGGCTTTTTATTCCCATGATCGTCTTATTACTTACATGAAGGTAAATTTCGGTTGAACGCGGGCTGAGGTGTCCTAAAAGTGCCTGAATATAACGGATGTCTACACCATCCTCCAGAAGATGCGTGGCAAAACTATGGCGGAGACAGTGAGGCGTTACTTTCCCGGAAATACCAGCACTTGCCGCTGTCCTTCTCATTACCTGTTCAACAGAGGATATGGTCAGCGGTCTTCCATTAAACTTATTTGGGAAAAGGATATCCTTTGGTCTGCCGCATGCAAACCAGTATTGAGTAAGCAGATCCAGCGCTTTTTTTGAAAGGATTGCATACCGATCCATACGGGTTTTGGTTTCGCGTACATAAATCTGCATGTTTTTGCGCGAAATATCACAGTATCTTAAATGGATCACTTCCGATACACGTAATCCGGCAGAGTACATGACCGCAAACATTGCTTTGTATTTTAAATCTTCTGTTGCATCCAAAAGAACCTGGATCTCAGTACGGGAAAGAATGCGTGGAAGTGGATGCTCGTTTATTGCACGTGGTACGATCTCATCATCCCATGGTTTACGGAGAACACGTTTAAAAAAGAAAACCATGGCAGCATTTTTATTATTAAGAGTTGCCGGAGTCCGGCCTTTTTCCTGTAGATATACAAGGAAATCCCTGGCATCTTCACAGGTAAGAGTTTCAGGGTCTTTATCTGCCCATGTAAGCAGACTCAGAATGTTATTCTGGTAGGTCTGGATAGTTCTTGGTTTTAGATTACGAAGCTTTCCAACTTCTTCAAGTTTTTCTAAATATTCATCGTACATAATAAAATCCTCCTTACAAAAAATGAATTAGAAAAATTCATATCTGTAAGGGTGGTGCATGAATATAATAAAAAAGCTTGTCATAAACGGTAAGTAATGGTATTCTTTTCATAGGCAGTGGGAGGGTCGATCCTGTTTGATTGTTTCGTTGTGGTGACTTAACAATACTACTTTTAGGACTTGCTTTCCACTGTTTTTGCATAGAAAAGAAAAATCGCTATGCCACAGCCTTGGCAAGCCATCGCGCAGCGATTTTGTTCAATTTCAGTTTGTAAATCTCAATAGAATAGCAGTTTATTAGCATCGGTCGGAAAAATCTGATCGGTGCTTTCTTTATGCTCGGCAGCAATGCCGGGCAATTTTTATGCCCATTTTGCAGAGAGGAGGTGCGCTATGGCGGGAAGTAGAATCAAGGGTATCACGGTCGAGATCGGCGGCGATACCACCAAACTACAGACAGCCTTAAAGGGTGTCAATTCAGAAATCAAGAATACGCAGAGCCAGCTCAAGGATGTCGAAAAGCTCTTAAAACTGGATCCAGGCAACACCGAGCTACTTGCGCAGAAGCAGAAGCTCCTCTCCAGCGCCGTCAGTGAAACAAAGGAAAAGCTCGCTACTCTCAAGACT